AACCATTGGTTCAAGCTTTTCAAAATCTACGAATGCATCAGGGTGAGTGTGATCCATGTATTGAACGAGTGGCATGTCTATCTCCTATATCTGACTATAGAGAAATTATAGTAAAAATTGGATATACTGTCAAGTTGTATTTTTACAACTATTTCATATATCCTTCAGGATCTTCTTGTTTAAATTTTGTTAAGTAATTAAAGTTTTTACGTTGCTGTACATCATCAGGTAACTGCAACAATTCTTTTACTTTTGTCCAATCTTCTTCAGTTAATAGTGGACTAATTTCTAGTGCAGTTAGCCATATCAAACGTTCAAGTCGAACTTGTTCGTAAGTTTTACTAAATCCTGCACGTTTAATTAATTCAACTAATTTATCAGACATTTACAAAATCGTATGTTTTCTCAAAAATTTCACGGTCACAAATATACAGTTCACCGTTTATACCACGCATTAAGTAATCACCTGCTTTACCTTGTGCATAGTCACCTTCTAAACTATTTACTCTAAATTCTTCATGAACTTGTACCGCATGTACAACAATAGGTCGCTTCATACAAGGTTTCATACTATCAATATTTTCATACGTATCAAACAATTTCATTACCAACATCCTTTACATTCATAAAAACCACGTGTAAGTGGCGAATAAGTTAATTCCTCTACCCAAAATCCTATGATAGCTCCAAGTAAGAAACATAATAGAGCACCTAGTATAAACCAAATAAAATTACTCATAGGTATATTTAGAAATATTCAAATAAAAAAGCTGAAAAGTTACAAGCAGATATTACAATACCAAACCATCCTAGCTTATTGTCCATATCATTAAAGTCTTTTACTGCTATCATCAAAGTCAATGCACTGATAAACAAATAAATCATGTTTGTTCTCCTTGTACAATACTGCATTGTACCATACCCTTACAACCTTGTCAAATTTTATTCTTCGGCATCGGCATCCATAAATAACCATGCTTACAACATACTATTACTACACTAAGGCACATTATGGAAGAAAGATTAAAGCAATTAGAAACGTTAGTTAGTCACTTTACAAGATCATTACCCCAACTACCTGAATACGAATCAAGACTTGAAGAAGAATTAAATCTCATACTTGATCTTAACTTTGCAAAGCATTTTTTACGAGTGGTTGATATATTAAAACTTACGGTTGACATACCACACATGACACGTGGTAGCGCAGGTAGTAGTTTAGTATGTTGGTTACTTGGAATTAGTGACGTTGACCCAATTAAAGAAAAAATACCACTATCACGCTTCATGAACCCTAAGCGTGATGATTTGCCTGACATTGATTTAGACTTTCCACATTGGCAACAAGAAACAGTTATGAATCGAATATTTAACAAATGGAAAGGTCAATCAGCTAGAGTAAGCAATTATGTTACCTATAAAGAAAAAAGCGCAGTGCGTGAAGCAGCTAAACGCTTTGGCGCAAAAGGTAGACTACCACGTGATTTAAATTTAGAAAAAGTTGTTCCTGAATATGCTGAAGATGCTAAACGATTGGCAAATAAATTACTTGGTAAAAAACGATGTATTAGTAAACATTGTGGTGGAATACTAATCTTTGATCGTTCTGTACCTAAAAGTTTGATCAATGCTCAAAATCAAATTTTACTCGACAAATATGAGATTGAAGATTTAGAACATTTTAAAATTGATATTCTTGCTAATCGTGGATTATCACAATTGCACGAGATTGATCCTAATATGAACTTATTAGACTATCCTGAGTATGATGAAAAAACATCTGAATTATTGAGTAGTGGTAATGTACTTGGTGTAACGCAAGCTGAAAGTCCTGCCATGCGTCGATTATTACGTGCAATAAAACCAAAGAAACGTGAAGATTGTGTATTGGCAACTGCTTTAATCAGACCTGTTGCTACACAAGGTAGACGTAAAGCCAGTTTTTTTCAAGATTGGAGCAAGGATAATTTTAATAATACTATAGTTTTTGAGGATGATGCCATCATATTAATTAGTGAATTGTTAGGTTGTAACCAATATGATGCTGATATGTGGCGCAGAGCATTTGCCAAAAAAGACGAAGAAAAAATATTTGAATTTATGAAAATGATTGGCGAACATGAGCACAAAGAAGAAATATTTTTTGCTCTACGTGAACTTAGTAATTTTGGTTTGTGTCGTGCTCATGCCATAAATTTAGGGCGACTAATATGGGCGATTGCCTATCAAAAAGCACATAACCCACAAAAGTTTTGGCAAGCTACTTTAAAACATTGTCAAGGTAGTTATAGTCGATGGGTATATCATCACGAGGCTAAATTGGCTGACGCAGTGGTTAGTATTTACGAAGGCAATGAACTATCAGAATTATCTAAAGAGGGCAAATGGCACAGTAAAAAATTCTTACCTTTTTGCAATGAAATCCGCAAACCAGGTGAAATCGAATTCTGTGGTCTAGTAGCTAACTATCGTGTTTTCAAAAGTAAACCAAAAGAATATATAACATTTGTTACATTAGGAACAGGTAACAATCGATACCTTGACGTAATTGTTGACAAAGCCATTAGTTTTCATGATCAACCTATATTATGGGGCGTTGGTCAATTAGGTTATAAAAATAATACGGAGTATGTTACCGTCAAAAAACATAAGCGTTTTAAAATAAAGGATTTATATCGTGAATAATATAAAAGGTAGGTTACATATGCACAATCATTCTGAACCTAACGGACGTGCATATATTATTGGTGAAAAATTGGCACTAAAATCACTAGGTGAAGCACTGATTAAAGCAAGCCATAGTGTTATAGGTTTGGAAAATATCGAACTTTATACAAGTGATGGACACAAATATAAAATTTTAATTACATGTGATGTAAGCGAAAACGAATGGCAAGAATTACCTGTGCCTTATGATAAAAATCATGACCCACAAGAATTAGATATTGTAAAAACTTATGATGAAGTTATCAACAATCGATCACAACCCATAACGTGATTTAATTTCTTTTTGTACAGCTTGTATAGCTTTGTCCCATCCTTCATCATCGCCCATCCATTTAACCTTGCCTAATTCATCAGTTAAATCTTTAATAATGGCTTTAGTAAGTGAGATGGCATAAGCATCACCCATATATGCTAAATCAATATCACGACTAGCTTTAGTTGCAATAGTACGTAAGTGATTATTCATTCTTTAAACCATGGTTTTAAAGATTCTTGCCAAAATTCTTTAGGATGAAATAATATCCATAGTGGTACATAAAACAATCCAAACAACAATGCAATAAACCAACCTAAAGGTGTCAACTTATAATCTTTAATTAATAATCTCATGTTTGAAAACTTTCTTGAATTAACACATTCATCGAATTTTTACCCTTACCACCAAGAATGGTGATCCAATTATTAGATGCGTCACCCATCTCAAAGTGATCTTTTACTTTAGTCTCAAGTTTAACGAAACCACCTTTTTCAGTTAGAAACTTTGTACCCTTGTACATGTATAGGTTGTCATTAGCATCTTTAATAATAAACTTGTCAACAGTACCATAAACAGTTGGCAACACTTCATGCTTGACTACGGTACCCTCTACGATGATGGTATCACCAACTTCACCCATTTTTACAGATTTTTTAACTTCTTTGGGTTCTTCTTCAGGTAATCCCACAACATCTGCAGGACGCTCCCACACTAATTTAGTTTTCTTGGGGTCAGGTGCCCAACCATCACGTAGGTTACCCTTACCACCTAGTTTATAGAAAGCACGTACACCAACACGATCAAGGATTGCGACATGGACAACAGGTACTTTACTACGTACACCATATCCTGCCCATACAGCAACAGAATCAATCGATAAGATACGTTCACCTGCTTTAACTTCTAGTCCATAAGGAGTAGTACGATCTTCTTTTTCAATAAGATCTTTTGGTTTGTCCATCCAAAACCAACGTTGTTTGGGTGACGTGTATACACCGTGTGAATACTTAATACGGGAACGCACAAAAATCATGTTTTCTTCAGCTTCACGATTCGCATACATCATTTTTGTTTCCTTTTGAAGTATTTACTATATAGTGATTATAGGTAAAAACTCTACCACTGTCAAGCAGTGGCAAAGTCGCTACGTGAAAACTGTTTCATATAGGGTAATTCCCACTCTTTACAGAATGACATATCGTCATCATCGTGAATAGTAAAGTTAGCAACGATTTCCTCAGCAAACTCATTGCTAAAGTTAAATTTGTCACTAATTACATCGAGGTTGTCTTTTAAGAAGAAAACATCTTTAACACTAAGGTTGTTTATAAGATAGGTTGAACCACCTTTGGACTTCCAACGAGGAGCTTCAACAGTACCGTAGTTTTCGAAGTATTGAGTGTAAACTGCAATTTTCATCGTATTCCCCTTGGTGTTGACTAACTATATGGGAAGTATAAGTGAATTTAGATAACCTGTCAAGTGTTTTTTTATATTAAATTGTAATATCTTCCATTCCTGCAACACGCAAACGTACGATATGCCCCAACATAAAGTTTTTAGACTCAAGTGCTTTCATAATACCTAACCATTGATTACGCATCAATGCAACTTCATTGACTAGGGTTTCCATGTCAATAACATCTTGCTCAGCATCAGCATAACGTTCAGCATCACGTGATGTTAGCTGACGTGGATAATTCTCTAAATATTTTTTAAAAGCTAAGCTACGTGTTTTACGAAGTTGCCCATTCATATAATCAAGGATAGCTTCAATTTCTTGTAGTTGGTTAAAACGATGCTCCGTCACCCCAGGCAGCATCGCCAACAATCGTTCAACACGTTCGCCTTTAATTATCTTTACTTCATGTTTAGCTTGGTTAAGTTCATGATGATAATGCTCGATAAACTCAGGTAGTACTGAGATATCCTGTGTTATTTCTGTAAACCAACCCATGATTACTGATAATCGTCATCTTCGTTATACCAATCATCTTCGTCTTCTGCGAAGTCCTCATCATCATCAAAATCATCTTCGTCTGCTTGGTAAGCTTTTAGTGCGCTTACCATTTCTTTTTCACCTATAAAAGCGTCACGTATTTCATCGTAACTTAAGTCATGATCAACAAGAACATTCAATACATCTTCTGCTGCATCACGCATATCAGTAGTATTGATATAACGTTTGAGCACTTCATATACTGCTGCAACTGTATCAAGCATTTTGTTCAGCCTCCGCTAATTCTGTATTTACTTGTTTTTCACGTTGCGAGAATTCCTTCATTACTAAATCCATAATACCGTTTTCGTTTTTAGCCCATTCTTTACGAAAGTAACGATGTACTTCACCGTTTTGATCTGTATACATATAACGGTTACCTTCTCTAGTAACAAATCCTTTTTTCTCAATTAGGTCAAAAAATCCACTATAAGGATTCATACCTGTTTCATACGGAATATGTACTTCAACATCTTCAAATGGTTTAGCAAAACGTGTTTTCATTACTTTACATCCTGCACGTATGCCTAGCACATCTGAAGTTTTATTACCTTCCTCATCTTCTTTGAGTTTTAATTTTTTCATGGCAACTAATATACTGCTTGCGAAAACAAATCCTTGTCCACCACTTACGTTAGGGTCAGGGTTGTATGGATCTTGCGAAGCATATGTATGATTAGTAGCAACTAAGCCTACATTAAATGAACCAAACATGTTTACACAATTAGTGACAAGTGCTTTAAGTGCTTTGGCTTTACGTCCCATGTCACCTTTTAAATCACCACTATCAAATTGGTTTACTTCAGTTGGACTCATTAACATACCTAAACTGTCAATAACAAATAATACTTTAGGTCTTTCAGCAACAGGTGTTTCTTTATAATCTTTCATAAAGGTTGAGATAGTTTTGGCAACATCATCAATCATTGCCATATTCATTTTAAGTAATTTATCATCACTTGTATCAACCCCTAGTGCATGTAGCCAACTTTCATCAAGTGCGTTTTCACTATCAATAAGAACAACATAGATACCTTGTTCTTGTGCATTTTTTACGATATTTCCACTGCAAATATATGATTTGCCACTACCACTTTCACCTGCAAAAACAGTGACTTTTCCAAGTGGTACACCTTTATTAAAATCACCACTGATTAGATAATTTAAAGCATAGTTGCCTGTAGAAATCCAATCAGTAGGATCATGAAATCCTATACTAATTCCTTCAATACTTTTTGTTACGTCTTTACGAAAACGTGCAATGTCAAACGGTTTCTGCATTGATTATACCTTTTTTAAATAGTTTAAAATTTTTTCTAATTCATCTAATGTCATATCAGATTTAAGCTTATTTGCTCTCCAAGATATTATATATACATTTCCTTTTATATAGCCTAACTTTGGTATTTTTTTATCTATTGTTGCTTTAGCAGGGTCTCTAAGATGCCCATTTAAACCACCCCATCCATAGTTTAGTTTTATGCCTAATATTGGACAAAATTCAGGTTGATTTAATTCTTCATAATTTATAGTAAATGGTATACCTTTCTTAAGCGCAGCGTTTCTTCTTTGTCTAAATTGGAATTCTAAAGTATTTTTCATTTCTCTATAACGATCTCGGTCAGACTTATAAAGATCCATTCTTGAACATTCTACACAAATCCATGAAGACGTAAAACGTTCTGAAATATGATTTCTTTTACATGGTCTACCTGTAAAGTAGGTAGGTAACCCTGCTTGTAATGCTTTTTGTCTTTCTAAAAATCTTGGCATTATTTTACTTTGCAATAGAATTATTTGTATATACTTTAAATAGTTGTTTATCAAGAATTGTTGGTGCAGAGTCTGCTAAACAATCAATATCAAAATCATTGGGGAAATGTTTTAGTGCTGCTCTAGCACGATCACGTACCATACTTGGAACACGTGGGGTTCGGCCTGGGTCGCATAGTTCTTCCAATAACTTTTTACCTTGTTTTAACGCTCGGTACCTTTCATCAGGTAAAGTCATTTTTAATCTCCTTAGAATTGGGTAGCATCGTAATGCTACCCTGATTGAACAATGCTATTTACGCTTGTGCGTTACGCTTGCTACGAATCATGGCAAGAACATCAGTAACGTTTTGCTTTGATTCAGTTGGCTTAGTAACCTTAACGTCAGTTGCTTCAGCAGGTTCTTCGCTAACCTGTGTGATTACAGGTTTTGTAGCTACAGGAGATTGAACTACATACGAAGATTCTTCATCATCATGTGATACAGGTGCTGATGTAGGTGCTTGTACACCACTTGGACGGTAATATGCGCCCCACTTGTCTGTATCATATTCTTCACCATTTACGCTAGCTTCAAACATTTCTTTGATAACACGTAATTCACTTTCGCTAGGTTTTTTAGGTAAGAAATCTTTCAAATTAAACAAACCAAATCTTTCAATTGCAGCTTGCTCATCTGAAGTTAATGCACTTTCTTTACGTGACCATCCACTAGTACTGTAGTCAGCATAACCACCTTTGCTTGTTTTAATAATTCTAAAATCTAAACCACGCATATAGTGTGTAGGGATTTCTTCAATATCAGGATCCATCAAACTATTTTTAATAACACCAAAAATTTGTGGGGAAATAATAAACCTACGAATGGGATTCTCAGGTACATTTTCCTCTGTCATTTGACTGTTACGGACAAATCCTTGGAAAATATAAGTACGCTTTTTCCAATACTTATTAGCAATGGGTTTCATGGATTCATCTTTATACCATGTACGTACTTCAGCAAGAACAGGACAATTCTCACCATACATCTCAACACACGGTACTTTTACCGTTACAGGGTTTGATGCTTGCCCCTTAATACCTTGAAACTCAAGGTTAATCATATTACGCTCAACCCAAAAATAATCATTCAAACCATCTGAATCAGGCAAGAAACGAACCGTTGTCGTTGTACCTTCTTCCATATTCCAATGTGGGTAGATTGCGTTATCGCCCGAAAATGTAGTTGAACCTTGGGCATTGGTTTTGGCTTCTTGTGCAGCCAATTTAGCACGAATAGCAGCTAATGACATTTATTTTCTCCTTAATAAGTTAAAATGTAGCTAAAATGAGACCTAAGTGTAGTTTCGAGAACTTCGACTACAGATTGAATGTTACTTGATTTCTTTCTGTGTCAAAAGTATTTAGGATAAACAGTAACGCAAAAAATATATATTCTTAACGTACTTCATTATGACCCATAAATTTGCGTAATTCACGTGCTTTTTTAACCGCTCTGATAGCATCTTTACGCTTTTGGGCAGGTGTACGAACATCTTGTAAATCTTCAGGCGTACCAGGAATCGGTGATGCACTATTAGCACCAAAATAATTTGGGTTATCAGCTTCATCCAATTGATTACCCATACGTTTTTGTACAATGCTCATGATATATTGTACATCATCATCGCTCAATTGTGGACTCATACACTTGCGCCAATATCCAAATTTTTGTTGCTCAGACAAATTAGGATCACTTAATACTTTACGCATATCAGTGCCACGTGGTCCGTTTATATTCTTGTATGGATCATTTGTTTGTTGTCTACTAATAACATTCAATGTTTCAAATTGATAACTCTTACCATTGTATTCTTTAACATGCCCCATACTATCAGCACGATCATTACCAAATATAGCAGTAACATGCTTATACCCTAATTCATTTAATTTTTTTAACGCACTCATTAATGTGGGCATACTATCATCAGCAGCAACAAAACATTGTTTTTGGTTTGGAAATACTTTATGGTAGATGGATAATTTTTCATTTGGCGTAAGTGGATCATCTTCACCCATCGTTCTACTTAATATAACATAAGGGTCTGCACCTTGTTCTTTTGCAGTGCTAAACACACTATTAGCAAGATACATATGTCCACGATGACCCATACAACGACCAAAAGTAATTACTGCACGATCACTCTTACCGTTACGACTAATTGATTCTTTTAAATATTTTGATTCATTCTTAAATTTATTTGCTCTAGTAAATGCGCCACGCTTGACTAGTTTTATTGGGTTGACACCTTCGTTGATATCATAAACAAATCCTTCACCACCACGTTGTCCATCAGGTAATTCTGCCTCAATGCCTAACTTGCGTAATGTGCTTTCTTCAAGTTGGTCAACAATTAAATCCTTAATTTTCATAGTAGCACGTATCATCCTAAAAGTATCATTAGCTCCATCTAAATTATTTTGTAAATGTTCAGCTAATATGTTTTGCTCCTTAGCAGATAAACTATCACGTGCATAGGTAGTGAAATTATCTCCTAAATTATTCAATGCGCTTAAATCATTTTCATTTATTTGGCTATTAACATATTCGTATAGTATCTTTTTTATAACCATTGGAGACACAAATTCATTAATACTATAACGCTTTTGTTTGGCAAAGTTCCAATATTTTTCTAGCAATGAACGTTCTAATTTTGGTGAATCACTTGTGTGTAATGGTGGTATAACAACAACTTGATTACCTTTAAAACTATTAGCATAATCACCTACAGGATATCGTCTACCACCTGTAGCAGGTAAGTGCTGAAAGTATGCTGTTGCAGCACATCCACTTTCACTATTAGCAATACGCTGTCCTAATTGACTTTGAGGGTTGATTTTGTAAATTACAGTATTTGGGTTACATTGGAAACAATCTTCGTTTAATGATGGTGACCCTTTATATAGCAATCCTGCTTCCATAAAACCACGAAAATCTTGCGGGGTTGCTGCTTCATATATTTCATACAATGCTGCCATATCACGTGCAAATTGTTCACGTTCAAAAGTGCGCTTAGGTTTACGTCCAATATATTGTTCATATACTGCTTGTGGGCTGTCTACAATATCACGACTATATTTGTCACCAAAGTGAAAACGACCGTTGTCTGTTCTACCAAAAATTATAGCAGGGCTACCATCCCATTTTACTTCTAATGGTTGACGTTTAATAATACCTGCAATACATTCAAGCACTCGTTTTATACCACGTGCGCCTTCTATGTAGATTAAATCTTCAAGGTGTTGGAATTCACGACCAACAGGTGGTTTAGCAGATTCCAACAGTATTGATGCTGACATATTATAGACCTGATAGTTTTCTAATCCTATCAAGTGATCCTTCTTCAAGATCCATTGGGACTTTATCTTTTTTATGTTTTACTTCACCACGCTTATCAGCTTGTTTTTTATCTTTGTGTTTGCCCATACCACCACCACCAATTCCTGCCATTGCATTTTTGGCTACAGGGTTACGTACGGTTACTGAAGATTCTTTATCTTTAGATGCTTCTTGTACTGAACTTTCATTGGCTTTATTTTTTACACAATTAGGATATTTTTTACCAAACATGGTTTTCATACCCTCTTTATGATAGCCTTTCCAACATGCCTCTTCAATTTCACCTTCAAACTCTTTTAAATATTCCTCCACTTTAGCACTAGGTTGCGTATCACGTTGTTTAAGCATTTGTTCTGTTTCATCTTTAGCACGTACAAAACCTTGTTGAGCAAAACGATCTTTTTGTTTTTGTAACAGTGCTTTTACTTCGTCAGGTGTAGGCATCTTACCTTTAAGTTCATTAACTTGCTCACCACCCTTAGTGACTAAGATTGCTGCAGGTGCACTACCTACTTTTACAGTCTTAACGGTGAACCCACCACCAAGTACATTTTGTACATAACCTTTTAGTTCTTGTGGGCTAAATCCTTTTTGGAACGTTCCTGCAGTTGTTATGATACTATTAGGTTCATCTTGTGGCTCACCTTTTGCAGCTAACACATCTTTACCACGTGTAGTGATAAGTGCTGAACCACCTTGCATAAGAATACGACCAATATCTTTTACTGCTGCATCACGCCAACCTTTATCATTAGGTATAACATTAAGAACATTTAATGATACAATTTTTGCATATGACTCATCAGGTATACTGTCAACACGGTCAAAGTTAGGCTTGAATCCTGCTTTTGGATGCATTTCATAACTATCAGCACCTATTTCCGCTGAACCTAATCCCAATCCCGCACCAAAGTCTAATGTCTTACCTTGTGGTCCTTCTACCTTATCCAACAAACCTTTAGCATAACGATAAGTTGGTAAGGTACCTGCAATTTGTGTTTTCTGTGACAAACGTGGATCATAATCCTCAGCAACTTCAGGTGGAGGTGGTGGGACAGTTTTTGGTTTGTTTTGTTCAGGTTGAGGTGCAGGTTTAGCCGCAGGTGTTACCTGTTGTTCTTTTTCAATTTTATCTAAAACATCTTCATAATGCTCGTCAGTTGCATTTTCCTGCATCCAACCAATAATTATAGGACGTGCGTCTTGATCAGGGTCACTGCGTCCTGCTTTTTGCAAACGTGCATATAAGCTTTGATTATCAAGTATGCCATTTAATTCATTAATTGCATTTTTTCCATCAGGACCTAATGCTAAAAAATCACTGTCTGAACCTAGTAAATCGATTAAATCATCTAATGTACCTTCTTGGGTTGGGTGCATAACTTCACTAACAATATCATTTGCCCAACTTTCAAACTCAGCAACCTCAGTTATTTCTGTTAAGTTCTTTGCTAAACGATTTAAAACAGGTAGTGCATTTTCAACACGTGGGTCTAGCTTTTGTGTTAAAAACATTTCTGTTACTGCACTATCATCACTTGTTTCATTTAATGTTGGTTTCCAACTTTCGAAATAATTCTTATAACCACGTGATCCTTGTAGTTGTTTTATTGTTTCACGTAATGATTGGTAATGATTTTGTGCTTCATTAACTAATTTTACAGCACTTTCATTGAATTGTTTATTACGTGTAGCACGTACAAAACCACCTAATTTATTAATATCTTCAGCAATTTGTTGAATGTGGTTCCAACGCTCATCATTATAACGTCCACCTTCAGCTAAATGACGTGCATATGCTCGACCAATACTTGGTTTTTTGGTATCAAGCAAAAAACGCTCGCCTGTTTCAGTTTCAAGGAAAATCTTTTCAATATTACGAAAACGCTGATCATTCTCATCAAGTGGTCTGCTATGTTTGATGATCATTTTGACGGTACCTGGGTTTTTGTCGCTATAACTTGTATGACGTGTACCGTAATATCCTTCTTCTAGTTTTTTAAGATGTTCACGTTTTTTCATATCATTTGCCAATCTGTCAATATTTTTTGTTTTAAAACTTAATTGATGCTGTGTTGCAAAACGTTTAAGTGATTTTACAAAATCAAACCATTCATCGTGGTCATCTTCTTTAATTATTGCATCATCATAATATAAGTTTAATGACTTAGTACCATCAATTGATACCGTGGCTGTGCCTTGTTCACTACCATTTGGCGCAAATGTAAACTGAAATACTTCAGCATCATCAGGAATAGGAACTTGTTTACCGCTACTATCGTACGGTACAGCATCTAGATTTCTTGCATTCAAGAAATTATCAAGATCGACGTTAATTAATTCATTACTTTTAGGCATGATAAATCCACTATGATAGTGTATTTATCTACTTTATTATCCAAGCGTCATTATAAAAGGCATGGGTTCAATATACTCACTATGATCCCTAACATGACTATCCAAATCACTATGATAATGTTGCAAGTGTTGGAGAATTCTTACTACTAATAGTGTAGCCATAACTAAGTCATCTGTTTCACCGATCTTAGCTGCATAACTACCTTCTGCAGCAACAAATGCTTTTAGTTCAGTAATTAAAGCTTTACTTTTTAGTTGCATTTTACCACTTTCTATTAAGTTTTTCAGCTTACTACATGCTGCTAATTTACTTTTTTGTGTGGTATTGAATCCTTTTCGATATCTACGTGTAGCACCAACAGCTTTAGGTTCGCTTAGCATAGTGCCTTTAATGTTTTCTTCACCATATTCACTCAATGAAATTAATGCTGCTTCACCAATTGTATTATTCTCTAAACTATAGTAAAGATTATTAGGTTCATTGGTTATATCAACAATATACTCATTAATTTTTGCTAATAGTTTAATTTGCTCAGGTATGGTTGTTTTATTGTGTTTCCATTCACCAATTTGTTTTGTAGTATTAGCTTCGTATATTTGAATAGCGGCAGGATCACTTCCTGTTCCCAAACTTGGATCTAATCCCACACAGTAAATATTGCCTTTTTGTGGTTTTGAATACCATCTTACCTGTCCCATACGCTCAATGGGTTCAATTCCTTCTAATGTGGTAAGCATCAGTGGATTAATTAATGTTTCATCACCAATGACAAATTCACAACCAATTTCACGTCTAAATCGCTCCTCACCTAATTGTGCTTTCATTGATTCAGCCCAAGCCTCATCCCTCCCAGGCTGCTCACTCCAATGTGCCTTATAAGATTTAAAACCATTTACACCTAATTCTGTCTCATTACCATACTCATCTTGTGTTTTATTAGCACCTTTCCAAATCAAAGCAAATTGATCTTCATCGCTATTAGGTGTAGATGTTATAATTGCTTTACCACCTGTAGCTAAGGTAGGAGCAATAGAAGTCCAAAATTCTTTAGCAATACCTGGGCGAACGAAGGCAAATTCGTCCAAATATAATAATGATATAGAAAGACCACGACCCGTATTTTCAGTGGTTGTAGCACTAATTATCCTACTACCATTTTCAAAATCTAGTGATCCTTTATTATAAGTCACTACACCTGCTTTAATATGTAATGGGCAGTTTTCATAACCATATCGTATACGTTGCATAATTTCTTGCGAACCTGCATACTTATGTGCTGCAATTAAAATTGTACTATCAGGCACAAACATGGCATACCACAATAGATATCCTGCTGCACTTGTTGATTTACCACTTTGACGTGGCATAAGAGAAATACTAAAACGATAATTATGGTAGGTTTCGATTAATTTTTTTTGATAAGGGTAGGGATGATAATTCATACTACCTTTAGTGGGATGTTGTATAACAAAAAAGTTATCCATAAAATATAGATAACCATGTTTTGGATCACAACATTTTATAAAATCTTGTAACTGTTTATCATCCTTAAACGTAGTTAGTTCATAAGGATTCTTTATAAGTTGAATACTACTATTCATTACATATCTTAAAATATCTTAATTGACTTCTTGCCATTCAATACTTGCATAAACATCTTGGTTAGTACCAATAGTTGCGGCTGTCATTACATATTCGTACATTACATTAGTAAAAGGCTGTCTTTGTAGTTGAACTTCAAAACCAAATGATTCCTGACTGGGAGCTGCCGCAGTTTGGTTACTTGACATGATGAATCCTTCAGTAACAATTTCTCCACTACTGACCGCAGTAGGTGCTAAATTGTATTCAATAGGACTTGATGCTCCGATACTGGTCCATGTTCCACCAGTAGTAACTGCTCTACTATATATACGGTACTTAAATGTACTTTGTGCTACGGGTGCTATGGTAAAGAATGTAGGCAATACAATGCTATCAGGACGAGTGCTTAATAACCTTATGCTTAACAATGGTAGAAAACTTTGGTCATTAGGCAATCGTACAGGAGTACCTAAATTATGTCCAATACTTCTAGGTGTTCCTGACAATGAGTAACCACCTTCACTAATTACTGTACTACAAATTTGTCTTAGTGTGCTAGAACTACTTGCTGTACCTGTGTTTTCAATTTCAAATCTTAGTGGTAAACTACCAGTACTCATATAAGTTGTAGTATTACCTGCTATATTAGCATGTTCAAATGTATGCACAACAATATATTGACCACCAATGATGAATCCTGTACGAACACTACCTACACCTAGCCATTCAATATCACAGAAAAAGATTTGGTCTACTGCGGGGTTCAATTCAATACCGCTCGGTCCAAGGCCATTTAATGGATCACCATTCCAACTACTTTGTGCTACTCTAGTTTCTACTACACTACCTGAACTATAACTACGAATAACCATATATAATGTGCTGTCACTTTGTTCAAAGTAGATGCCATTTTGACTACTAAAATAACCCACACGTTGGCGTAGATTAGGTTTAGCAATATTCATACAGAATGATGAATAAATTAGTAAACTCTTACCTGGCTGATAAGGGAAAACTTTGTATGTTTCTGCATATACTTTATCACCGCTAGCGGTATTGACTGCCATAGCAAATGTGCTACTGTTGCTATCAAATGTATATGTACCTGCGCCTGCTACATTACTAGCAAACTGATTATGGTTGTAATATCTACTTTGTGTATCAAATAATGTTTGTGGATTACTTACACGCAATCTACCAAAACTATCACTTTGTGTTGGAGCAAAAAAACTTGCATTGTTTACTCCCTCTACATAAAGTGGATTAGTTACACTATTAACATTGGTATCTTTTGATACAGGTATGGGATTACCTGAATCATTTTTAATTTCAATTTCAGGCATTGTACCAATATTAACATTTCCTGAAATTGAAGCGTTTACATTAGGCATTGTGCCAATATTGACATTACCACTAATACCAACTGTACCATCTATTGTAATGCTTCCACCACCATCAACAATGGTTACATTACCTGTAATACCCGCTAAGTTACCACTTAATGATACAGTACTACCTGTAACATTAGCGTTTAAATTTCCACCACTTACAGTAACAGGTAATGTATTACCACTTATTACCACATTACCTAAACTTGTGATACCTACATTTCCAATTGTTAGGTTTGCATTGCCAAAACTTATATTAGCATCAGTGCGAACATATACATTGCCCGTAGTTGAGTCTAAAGCAAGTGCTTGATTAATATTACGTAAATACCAAGGTGCTACATTTGATGGATTAGGTTCTGCCATTTTTTAAAATTCCCAATATAAATTATTTATCTAAATTGGTTTTTCACCTGTTAGATGAGTTTGTGCAAACCATAATTTAAACCATGCCGCATCTCCAGGTTTTATATTCTTTTCACGCATGATTTGTGCTTTTTGGGTTGCAGACATACTAATGGCTGCGCCATAGTCAGAAGAATTTGGCAGGGTAATACCTGCCAATTTTTTTAAATCATCTAAATCACTCATAAAGATATTTATGAGTGTTATTTTAAATCAAGTGGTCTAGCCTTTGTAGCAACTACACAATAAAATTTTTCACGTACTTTCTTTGGTGTACCATCTTCATTTTGCCCAATACTTAAATCAAATTCTAAATTTTCAAACGCATTAATGGTAAATCCTGTGCGCTGTAACAATGCAGCTAACATGCGCTCACCTAAAATGCTATAATGATTAATATTAAATTCATGCATTCTGTCACAATCAGGTGCAGGTACTTCAATATAAATTTTACCATTTTGTACTAAAACTCTATTATATTCAACCAAAGTAAACAATGGGTAAGGGCTATGTTCTAAAGCATGTCTACAAAAAATAAAATCAACAGATTCATCTATATACCCTTTCTTTTGCGGTAAAAAGCTTAAATCATATGATTCTACCGTATGCCCATTTTTTGTACAAATATCAATATCACCTTGACTTAATGTTATACCAAGATAATTATTGTAACCACGTTTTTTAAGTTCGTTCATAAAGTAGCCTGGACCGCAGCCCATGTCTAAAATCTTTGCGTCTTTGCTTAAATTAAGTGGGTCAATATATTTTTCAACAACTTGTCTGGTAAGTTGTTCGTGAAATCCGCTTTCACCTTCATCGTAGATATGTGTGGCTAACCATTCGTGATACCATTTTAATTTCACAGCATCAATTGTTTTGTTTATATCAATATTTTTCATAGTAGTCCTCTGTGTAACTACTTATACGATATTAAGACGGAAGTAAAATTATTTAAAGCCTTTGAAAGCTTGTATTGGGCTTGATTTATTAGTTTCTTTTACTTCTAAACTACGCATATCACCGTTATTAAAATCATGCATATCTGAACCCACTGCAGCATATGCAACTTTTAACATATCTTGTTCTTCTTTTGTATAAGGATGTGCTGTATTATATCTACCTGTATAACTTTCTGAATTTAACTCGACAGGTTTTGTTCCATCTGTACAAGCAACTGCCATCATAACACGATTAAGTTCGTAAATACGATCCATACCTTCAATGTCACGAAACTTATGCAATCCACGTGATGCTTCTCTAGCACGTACAGGTGGTTCACCAATACTGTTTTGTTCTGTTATAAATTCTTTAGCTCGCATATTGTATTTAATCCGTTCTACCAATTTTAAATGCAGGACCTTTAGGGACAAATTGTCCTTTAGTGGTATTACTAGGTTTACGCATTATCGTTTGCCCTAATATTTTCTTAGGTTCATCATCATCACGCTGTTTAATCACAAATGGTAGGTTTACATTAGTGAGTAAATCCATAAAAACACCTTCAGTTTCAGGTGGTAGTGAAGCAATTTCTTTACCGTATTTTTGATATTCTTGTTTGAATAAACGAACTAACTCTGCTCCTGAAATAGGTGGGTCATTTTCATAACGATATAAACGTTCTAAAAAATGAGTGCCAAACTTTACATCTATACCTAATTTTTCCCATAACTTATCGGCAAAACGTTCAACTGCATCCAATTGTTCTTTAGATAAATGAGGACGATCTGATGTATCTTCTTTTAAAATTTCATAAATTTTCATGCTAAAATCCTCTAAACCCTATGACAGGACTTACTTTGTCAACATCCTTATCCTCTTTACTACCTTTTACCCCAACTAATTTTTTATTATCAGGCATACCAATTTTTTTTAAAGCAGCACTAATAATTTGATCAATGTGTGGATCGAAACTTACTACAAACTCTTTATCAGAAAAAACATCAAGCATACCGTTTTCGTCAAATGGGTTAATATCATCATCTTTACGTGCTTGTGCTCCTCGTGCTGATGCAATCGCTACACCAAACTTATATTGCAAGTAAGGATTTCCACTATTAATATCAGGTAATACATAAGCATGTGGTAAACTGTCAGCTACTTCATGCGTTAATGACCCTTCACGACTTTCTGATAAAGACATTTTAAAATGCTCAGGTGAACCAATCAAACGAAAGGTATTTTCATTTACATCATTAACTACTTTCTGTTTGACAACATCATAAAAAATAGACACAAAGCCATTTTTAATGCTTAATGCATTCCATAACTTTGACGCTGCTTCAGTATGCCTATCAGTAATAAACACCCATTTTTTACTATTTAAAAAACTAGAATATATTCTACTACCTAATCCACTTTGACGAAATTGTTTATCCAATACTATATGTGGACTAACAACCGCTACATTGGGTTTAAGTACAGAATTAAAAGATTTTCTAGGGATTGAAGTAACAGTTTCAATAGATACTGCACCAACACACACATCATTTTTCTTATCATATAAAAAGTAATCACGATATGGATGCTCTATATCTAATCTTACTCTAAACAAATCACTTACAGGCGATTTAATAATTTTCATATCATCTTTGTATTCATTACCGCTTTTGATCAATTCTTGTATTCTAAACTCAGGAATGTTAACAATTTTATATTCGCCTAAATCACTTTCTTTTAACTCTTTCTTCTTGTTTTTAATCCATGTATCAGGTATAACACCATGTGTTTCAACAAAGTAATCATGTAATTGTTTTGGAGTAATGTCATGTTTTTTAGCTATTTTCTTCATTAAACGATCAATCGTATCGTAATCAGTCTTTTCTAGCTTTAGTAACCCTTGACGCAATTCTGCACAACATGCTCGTTCTTTACTCTCATATATGGTAGCATCCATCTTACCATACTTACGCATCATACGTCCTGCCATAGCATTTGCTTCATCTTCTATGCCTTGTTCACGCTTTGGGTCCATCTGTGGTTTAGCGGTACCAATTTCAAATTGTTTAGCATGTACTAGTTCATGGCATAACG